GTGTCCGCACCGTCGGTGATCGCACCCAACATGGCGTCGATCTCGAACTTGCCGCCCGCGATCGCGTCCGCCAGGTCCGGTCCGGCGCGCTGACCGAACAGTTCGATCGCCAACGCCGTCGCCTCAGTCCCAGGGCCGAGCGCAGTGATCTCGTCGACGACACGCCGGAACGTCGCCGGGACGTCCTCACCGGCCTTCGCCAACTTGCCGACACCGGCCTTCAACCCGGCGAACACCGTCTCAGTGTTCACACCTGTCTTGTTGAACTGTGCGAGCAACGCCAACGACTCGTCGAACCCGAACCCCAAGTTGCGGAGCGGTGCGCCGAACTGCACGACCGACGACGACAGCGAGTCGATGCCGATCCCCGAGTTCTGTGCCGCCCGATACAACTGGTCCATCGACGCCGCCTGGTCGCCGGTCGAGATCCCCCAGTCGCCGAACACGCGGGTGATGTTGTCGACGTTCGACGCCAAGTCCGTTTCGGTGAGCCGTGACAGGTTCAGCATTTGCGCCGCCAGGTCTTCGAGCGGTTGGCCGGTCAACCCGAGCCGGGTGTTCAAGTCGGCGATCGCGGTACCGGCGTCATCGAACGATGCGGGCACATCCTTCAGGACGTTCTTGAACGAGTCTTCCAACCCGGCGAGGGCGTCACCGGTCGCGCCGGTGCCGACCCTGATCTTGTCGAACTGCTTGTCGAAGTCCGACCCGATCTTGAACAGTGCCGCACCCGCAACGACCGCCGACGCACCGAGCGCCAGACCGATACCGGCAGCGGCCTTGCCGAACTTGCCGATCTTCGACTCCGAGTCCGACAGCGCCGACGACAGCGACTTGTTGTCGCCGAGAATCTTGACGTCGATGACACTCTTGCCTGCCACGTCAATTCTCCTCGTCGATCATCTGCGGTTCGCTCGCGCCTGCTGGCGTGCCCGCCATGATAGGTACTCGGAGGCGACGACGTAGAGATCTTCGTCGTCCATCAAAGCGTCGAGCGTTACCCCTGCACCGGATTCGACGGCGACGGCAACGATGTTCCAGAGGGCTGAGCCGTATCCAAAGGGCCGTCCACCTCGTCGTCGTCGTTGACGATCGCGCCGACCTCGACGACGGTGTCCAACCAGACGTCGAACTCGGCTGTCTGCTTCGAGGCGTGCCACGCCAACCAGTACAGATGTTCCATCGACACGTCGCTGCTCAATCGGACCGGATGATCCGGTGTCGAGAAGTGACGTTCGAACGCGACCTGTGTGCGCGGCAGTACCGGCACCTGTGTGCGTGTCCCGTCGTCGACTTCGATGTCGAGCAGCAGTTTCATCCGACGCCTCCCTGTAGGCCGTTGTCCTTGATCAGCTTGTCGACGGCGTCCTCGTAGAGGGCGATGACTTCGTCACGTCGCTGGTCGAGCGCATCGTACAGGAAGGGTTGCGGGGCAATATTGTGGGCGGCCCAACCGAAGTGGATCGGACCTGCGTACGGGATCGCCGCCTTCCCGGCTCGGACGACACCGGCACCGGCCTGCCCGGTCGATCGGATCGACCCGGCGAGCCTGCCTGAACGGCGTGGCACGAACGTTCCCGCTGCCTGTTCGACGACGGCGGCAGCGTCGGCGTGAACCTTCTTCAGGTCGGCTGTACCCGAGTCGATCTGCTTGAGTGCTCGCCGTAGTTCCTTCGCGCCTTCGACCTCGATCGACGGCTTCGTCACGGTCAGGCTTCGGCGAACACCGGTGCGGCTTCGGTGATCACTTCGAGCGGGATGATCATCCGCTCACCGCGGGCGACCGACGTCATGAACGGCACAGCCGGAACACGGATCGAGAACGACGCCGACGGGTTCGTCGCCGTCACCGTCGAATCTTCCGGCTTGAGCACGACCGTCGTCAGCGTGTTCTCCAACGCTTCGAGCAGCGTCCACGCCTCGCCGGAGCCGTAGCCAATCTCGATCTCGGCGGCGAACGTCCAGTCCTGTTCGCAGAAGTTGATCCAGTCGCCCGGCTCCAGCGACACCGACCGTGCCTTGCACTGGTACTCGACGCTGTTGATCAGGATCGACGGCAGATAGACGCGCTTTGCACTCATGATTCCTCCGTTTGTGTTGTCGCCGACTCTTTGCGGGTACGGGCGGTGTCAGCCTTGACGAACTCGTCGCCGTGGTCGAGCACAACGAGCAGTGCGCGACCGTCGACGGGATCGCCAACATCGAAGTGTCTGCCGCCGACCGAGAACGGCCGGACCGCTTTGTACTTCGATGTGACTGCCATATCAGACTCCTATGTCCTGAACCGCGAGTATGTCACACGGACCGTGAGATACGACGCACCTGTGCCGTCGTTGAACACGAACGGGGCGAGCGTTTCGGTCGCTGCGATCTCGTCGCCGCCGACGTCGATCGGGGCGAGGTTCATCAGGATCGTCGACTGTGCGTCCAACCACTCGAACGAGTTGACGACATCGGCGGCACCGGCGATCAGGTAGACGTCGAGGCCGACGCTGACGTCGCAGAACCCGCCGTCCTCGGTCTGCTTCCAGACGTCGGCGGGTGCGACGAACGCCGAATGGTGTGTCAGCGAAGCCGGACGGTACGGCGTCGACGACGTCACATCGCAGGCGTCGCGGACGGCGTCAGCGATCGCCGTTTCGGCGCTCACACCACACCCATCCTGCGGTACGGGGCGATCAGGGCGAGGTAGTCGGAGTCCGTCGTGCGGATCGACTGTGTCGCTTCGCCACCGAACGATTGCACACCGAACGGTGCGGCCTGCATCCGTTGCATCAGCCGGGTCGCGAGGATCGAGCACGCCTGGTTGATCGCGGCCGGAACTTCAGGCCAGCCCCAGACGCCGTCGATCTGGATGACGTTGCGTCGGGTGCCGGTCGGCCAATACCGAGACAGCAACGTGACGAACTCGTACGGCCACACTGATCGGGCGCCGTTGTCGTCGAGGTAGGTGTCGGCGTGCCACTTGTCGAGTTCGTAGTCGGCGGCGACCAGCACCGTTTCGTAGACGCCGTCGTTGTTGTCGTCGACGCTGATCGACGTCAACGAGATCAGATCAGGGATGTCCAACCGGCTTTGCGCGATGTCGCGAGGGCGAGGCAACGTCTTCGTCACCGGGGCCAACACGGTGCCGGTCGTGTCGAAGTGTCGGTGGCAGTCCTCGTCGATCGCAGCGGTCGCCGCTTCGATGGCGTCGCCGACGTTGATGGTGGTGGCGTCGGTCAGCGTGTCGGTTCGACCCATGCGGGTGAGCACTTCGTTGCGTGTGCAGTATCCCATTCTCAGATCCTCTCCGGCTTGCGGAACCAGGCGACGTGAAGCACCGCCGCCAATGGTAGCCAGTCGACCGGGATGACATGAGCCGCAGCGACAGCCATCGGCAGGGCGGCGACATGCTGATACAGCCGGACGGTGTCGGTCGCGACGAGCAGTTGGGCGTAGGCGACGACGAGGACGACACCGAGCCGCCAGTCCGGTGCGTACAACGCTGCGAGGCAGACACCCCACGGTGCGACCATCAGCCAGCCGTCGCGCCAGCGCCCGCGATGGTAGGCGAGCGCCGTTCGGAACGGATGCTGTCGGATCGTTTCGTATCTGCCGCCGAGCGGATCGGTCGCAGCCGCCCGGTTCAGCCGGTCGACGACGACCGGGACGATCAACGCCACAAGCGGCCACAGCGACCAGAATGCGAGCGCTGCGACGACTGGGGCGGTCTCGCGTATCGACGCCGCTACGACGCAGATAGCGACGCCTGCGACGATCCCGGCAGCACCGCCCGACTCGAATGCGATCAAGGAGACGGCGACGAGGGCTGTCGCTGGGAGATCGACCTGCACCGGAACCGACACGGCCGGGCCGAGTATCCCTGGCAGACCGGCGACAATGAGGGCGGAAGCCGCAGCAGTCTGCCAGGGATCATCAGCGACGATACGCCACGCGAACACTGCGACGGTAAGTGTCACGAACGACGTCACGTACACCGCCCACCAGCGACGCACCGAGTTGCGGCAGACAGCAGGCAGCAGCCATCGAAGATTGAACGGGCGTGGAACCGGCGTGCCTGTCCCGGCCATCACGTAGCGGGATGCGTCAGGACCGAGGGGCATCGAACCGGGCGGTGAACTCGTCGACGACTTGGCCTGCCTTCAACGCGAGAAACATCCGTTCGCGGTCGAACTGTTCTTCGTCGAGGAAGATCCCGCCCTTGTCGTGCGTCGTCTTGACCGACGTGTTGA